ATCCTCCATATAGAGCCGCGCCACAATATTGACGCGGTGATCCTGAGTGATCCGCAGCTCCTCGATCCTGAAGAGGTGATTGTGACTATCGGGAATGTTGTCGTGTTCAACGCATATCACATCGCCTTCTTCGAGAAGCAACGCTTCGCCAGTCGTCTGGAACGAGCAGAAGAAGTCACCGTCCCGGTATTTGTACCGCGCAGCCTGCACCAGTCGATCAGCCTGATGATAGTTGTCCACGCACGCGCCGGAGATCTCCAGCTTGTTGATTTTGTTGGTGCGCTCCTGATGGTCGTAATCGTTCTCGCGCAGCTCCGTCTGTTGGAAGTCCTGCACACAGTCTGTATAGACGATCGAAAATTGATTGTAGGACGACTGACGGCCACCAAGAGGCCACTTGAACGTATCGCGGATGATGTTCGACTTGCTGAGGACACCCCGTGCGCGATTGCTGAACACCGCCGCCACGTGTGTCACTGCCTCGTCGGTGTCGTGCGCGTTCTCAAGCGGTGCGTTGAGGGTCAGCACCCCGAGCTTGGCCCTGAGCGTTACCACCGCTGGCTGGGCCTTGCTCCACGTCGCTTCGATATATCGGGTCAGGGTAGGGTGAGCGTTGATGCGCGTCGCCAGCTCTGCCGCCGTGCTGCCGATCGTCGCATTGCCGCTGCCGCTGCCGCCGGTGATCGTGATCCCATCGACAACGACAATCGCCGCCGTAGCTGCGCCCGTCACGGTAAAGTAGTTGGTGGCCTGTTGCGTGCTGCTACCACCAACGAACGTGGCCGAATAGGCGGTGACGTTCTGCACCCCTGACAGGGTGATTGAGTTGCCTGCTGACGAGTACGCCAAAGAGGTGACGCGCCGTGTTTCGCTCGTCTCCATCCCTGAGCCAATGTGGCAGTAGATGTTGTTGTAGGCCAACCGCTGCCACGCCGTTACATCCTCGACCGCTACCGTGGTCGCACCAACAGATGTGGCGTTGCGGAGCAGTGAGGTCAGGGCCGGACGCTCTGTTTTGATCTGCAATTTCCCGTCTGCCCCGGTGACGAGGTATCCACGAAAGGACGGCAGCAAGTGCTTGAAGAGGAAATCCGACACCTTGATCGGTTCCTTCAGGTGCCAGTTACTGGTGTATCGTTTCCGATAGAACGTGCTGGCCGGTGGGTCAACCGGCGGATTCTCGGGATCGTAGGCGTTATATTCTGCGCCAAGCGTCTGCGGTCGTGACGTGATCTCACCCAGCACCCACTTGTAATACTGCCAATCAAGAATGCCCGTTGACCGGTATCGCTTCCAATCAATCCCGGCTGTGCCGTTGTTCTGGTCATACCAGAATTCCTCACAACCGCTCTCATCAATCAACGGCTCATTGCAATACTTCGCAGTTTCGACCGCTACCTCGTCGTCAATCCAGTCAGCCGGATAGTTGAGCGCACGCTCACTGGTGAGCAGAAACCGCACGTGTTCAACCGGATTGTCTGACCAGTCAGTCTCGTCGAAACAGGCCCCGCTCAGTGTCGGCGTGGGCTGCCACAACACCACCGCCGCCAGCGTGGGCGCGGGATCGCCGGTGTCTGGGTTGTTGCCCTCAATCGTGGCCTCGACATAGGCCCGATGGGAGTAATACTCGTCGCCGAGAAGCGCACTGTCTGTCTGCTGATCGGGATCATAGCCGTAATCGCCCCGGTGTTCGTATTTGGTCTGGAACGTGGTGGCCCAGCCTGCCGTTGTGTTGCGCACGTCCGCAAAGACTTGGGTCGGGCTGGCCTCGCTCACGGGCCCTTCACCGGCGATAAAATGCCCATAGAGATATTCACCGGTATCAGCGTAGAGGATCGGCGTCAGGTCAATCTGTGTGCGGCCGAGGCCCATCGGCACAGATTGACCAATCGGGATGTTGTCAGAACTGCTCCACTGTTTGGTTGCGCGTCTGGAGCCAAACATCGCCATCATTCCCGAGGGTCTGGAATTGACCTTGAATGAACCTATGACAGCGCGATAACGAAACCCTTGGAACGCTTTGTGATTGCCGTACTCGAAGCACTGCGACCACGATTTATTACAGACGCTGGCCTGCTGATACGTTGCCGTTTTCTCGGTCAGTGTCTGACCGGCAAGGCATTCCGTCCCCTTAAACTTGAGCGGACATTTCAGATCAAACTTGCTGAACGGTATCTCGTTCTCGATCGTCCCCAGATCCTGCTTGGCCGTCAGCGTAATCTGCGCGTTGTCGATATCTCCCGGCTTCTCGCACCTGCCGACAAACAACACCACCGAATCATCTGACAGCGACCGGCTTACCATCCGAATGACCACGCGATACCCTTCAAGCGTGACTGAGGATAGCCAATCGGAAACCGTGCGGTCGACGTTGCTCAGAGTGATATTGACCGAGTTAAACTTCTCGGTCATATACCGCGATACATCGCTCCGGCTGATCGCCTGCTGCTCATACTCCCAGCCGTACCAGACAAGCGACGTGGCCGCGAATCGCCGCTCTGCGTTGCCGGGGATTAGATCAGTAGTGCCAGGTGGGTAGAACTCGAACAGGTCGACCGGCGCGAGGTCGCGCTGTGACGCGGTGAGGATCTGATAAAGCGGAGTCGATACGTTTTGCATATTACGCCGGATATTTGATGATCGTTGCCTGCCTGTTCTGTGACCAGTAACGAGTGTGAGGACTCAACGTGTAGGAGCCATACCGACAACCCGTAATCACCTCGTCGGTGTGGGGATTGGTGACGCTGAACGTCAGGCCACCCGAGGTCGAGTCATAGTGGGCATCGAGGAGCGCAGCCTCGGCCACGCTCAGGCCGTCCCATTCAACCTCAAACATTCTGACCTGCGCCGTTTGTCTCGTGTCGCTTTCCGATGAGCCGTCGGCATAGTTGGCCGAATACTCATTCCACTGGCTGACAACCTCCTGAAACCGCGTGGCGATTGGTGCGCCTGCCGTCGGTGGCTGCGGTAGTGCCGTCGGTGTCGGAATCGTCCACGTTGCCGCGCAGCCCGTACCAAATGATGGCCCCTCGGCGATGGCACCGCTCCCCACTCCCACCGCTGGCCCTGTCACGATCTCAGGGTTGATGATCTGCATATTGTGGCAGGCAAACCCGATGATCGGCTGGAGGCCATCGACCGGCGCAATCAAGCTTCGATAGATCAGCGTACAGTCCACGAAATAGCGCACCACGCCGCCCAGATTCTGGATTCTGATCACCTGCCCGTCGTTTGTCCAGATTCCATCAGCCCACGCCTTGGCCGTCGAGCTGCCTTCATAGACATAAACTGTGTTGGCGGGGTGGGGCGGAACGACGTTGGTCAAAGTCTCGGTCGAGACGTGCAAGCAGTGCGCCCACTGCGGGAAATTGAGCGTCTCGACCATTGTCAGGCCGATAAACGCTCTCCCGTTCGGATTGCGGCCAGAGAGCTGCACGCGAAACTCCCAGTTCTCATTGTTGCTCAGGTACTGATTGAATGCAGCCGCCCCGGCATCTGGCGCACCGCCGGAATTCGCAAAGCACGAATCCACGCCGCCATTGTTGGCCGTCACCGTGCTGCCGCTGATCGTGACGTTTGCCAGACTGTACCACCCCGGACGTTCAATCGCCATTATGCCAACCTCTCAAGTACTACCGTCGCCCCGTTCACCCAGTATCGCGACCGGCTGTCAAATGACATCGACACCAGCCGCACTCCGGTATAGGTGACATTATCACGCCGATGGTAGAAATTGAACGTGACGCTTTTGCCCCGCACGGCATTGTAGAAGTTGAGCAAGGTTTGGGCCTCCGCCGCTGACAACCCTTCATACTGAAGCGACCACCGACGGATTCCGCAGGGCTGGACGTTCACATCAACCGACCCGTCCTCAAACTCGTACAGCGTGGACTGGTATTGGATCGGCTCATCAATCAGCCGGGAGATATACACGCTGGCCGGATAGATCAGTGCAATGGTGGGCTTGCCGATGCCACGTGTGGAAGCGATCGACGGAACGTAGATCTCCCGCAGGCTGCGCAGGAGTGCCGGACTGCCGACCGCGCTTGTTGAGCCGATGCCCGTTTCTACACGCAGGATGCGACCATTCGCAATGGCTGGATCACCGAACGTGACCGTTGAAGCAATCCCTGGCGTCTGAATGATCGGGATTCGTGGAGATCCGACCGCGCTCGTTGACGCGATCCCCGCCGCCATAATCGTTGGCACCTGTGGTGTGCCAACCGTCGTCGTCGAGGTGATACTCGTCGGATAAACCAGAGCCGCGCCAGAGCTGACAATCGGCGACCCGAAAACCAGCGTCGAGGCAATGCCAGTCGGCACCACCGGGGGAGGGTGGGCCACGATCGTTGGCGAGCCGATGGTGATGGGGTTGTTGATGCCCGTTGGAAAGATGCCGACGCTATACGTGATCACCAGCTTGGGGTCAAACGACGTGCCGCTCTGGTCAGCTGAATAAATCAGCGCAACGGAGTTATTTGACGGAACCGTGACGCCGATTTCCCGGCTGTGGCGAATTGCGAACTTGGCGTAACCCGTCGAGCGATTCTTGATGTAGTCGCGCCCCGACTGGTTGAAGGTCAAATCCTCATAGCTGCCCGTCGGCCAGCCTGACAACGCACGGCTGGCAAACTGAGTAGAGAAGAAGGCCGACCAGTCACCCGAGGTCAGATCCGTCGAGCCATCGGTAATCGAGGACTCGAAGATCTGGAGACTGAATGTGCTGGCGTTCTGCACCGACTCCATCACCAGCGACAACACCGCTGAATTGATCAGAAGGTTGCTGTCAGGCAGCGAGGAAACGTCAAACTTCAAAAAAGCGCGGCTGATGT